AGCGCCGCCGTGGACAGCGGACGGGAGAAGAGGCAGATGTCATCCATGCGCCCCTCGAAGTCGTTGTCGGTCAGATCTGCGGGATTAAACGCGCCAAGCACAAACGGGCGCGCAGCGTCCAATTGCGGAACAGCCAGAGTGGGCGACACAGCCTCGGCAGTGTTGTCCCAATAGATCGTGGCACCGCTGCCGGTGTAGACGGCGGCGATGGTGTACCAAGCGTTGAGAGCAGGCTCGCTGCCGAGCTCGACTACAAGCCTCTCACCCGCCTGGCCGAGCCCTTCGTGGATAAGGCTGCCAAACGGGCCGTTCATCGAGAGAGCGACACCAGTCGTCTCGGAGGTCTTCTTGCCGCCCATGATGTTGCGGAAGCCTGCATCGCTGGTCGGATAAACCTTGGCCGAGAACGTGTACGCCTTGCCGTTGAGCAACGCCGAGGTCAGCATTCCGCCAGTGGTGAAGCTAAGGACCTTGCCGCGGGTGCCGTCCGTGACCGTCGTCTGGCTGTAGATCTCAGCGCCAGAGCCGTACAGGTCGACGAACTTGTTCTCAACGTCCGACCACTGGAAGCGGTAGTTGTAGATGGTGGGGATGTCGACGAGCGGTGCGACGACTCGAGCGGCGTCGGTGCCAAGCTGGATGTAGCCAGGGCCGGTGAAGTGGCGGTCGTTGTCGTTGCTGTCGAGCGCCGTGACCGGCACTAGGTCAAGACGGTCAATGGTCTGGGAGGCGCGCGTCAGCGCAGTCTGGTAGTCCTCAAAGTACCACGCCTGCTTGACCCAGAAGTCCGCGATCATCGGCATGACGACAGCGATGTTCTGACCATCGTGGATGGAGGAGCGCCAGTCAGCAATAGCCGTCGTCAGGTCGGTCAGGAACGTGTCAGCAGAGTACGTCTGGTGCGCGATGGCGTCGACCGTACCCATGGAGTGGTAGATCGAGACCGGCACAGCCTCCGGGTAATCCTCGAGCACGCCGTTCATGGCGTCACGGAGCTCCGTCCAAGCGGGGTCACCGCTTCTCCAGTTGCCGGCAGACTGCGAGCTCCCAGAGACGGCACGGCCAACAAGGATCATTTTCTTGATCCCAGGGAACATCCGCTTGCGCTCCTTCAGATAGGCGAGCGCAGCGCCAACACCACCGACCGGCTCCTCAACCTCCATCTGGAGGGGGTTCTTCGCCGCCATGACCTCGCCAGCAGCAGGCACAATCTGGTCGTCACGAGAGTTACCCCACGAAACCTCGAGCAGCCCAGGCCACGGCTCATCGCCAGCCTGGGCGGCGTTGCCGGTGGTGGCGTCGTCTTGGCCGGTCGCTTGAGAGTCTCCGGCGAAACCGTGAACTTCGACCTCGGCCCAAGCGCGGCTGGTGTTCTCGGAGCGGGAGGCGGCCTCGATGGCGCTGACGACGTCGGGACGGGTGCGGGTCATTGGTGCAGGGAGGGGTGCAGTGGGGAGCCCGCAGACACGCGTCTGAGGGTGGACATAAAGGTGGAGCCCGCTCGACCCTGGGGAGGACAGGGGAGCGGGCTCCGAGCGGTTCTCTCACAAACCACAACACGGCCCAGCGGCTGGGTGCCGGGCTGTTCGCAGTGTACTACTCTGTGGAAGCTTGGCGGCGCCTTCTCGCAGAAATTGTTGAGGCACCAGCACCGAGCCCGCCACCAGCAGCAAGCAGAAGGATCTCCAGTAGACCGAAGGCAAACTGCTTACCGCGCTGCTGGAACTTTTCGCGGTCAGCGGTGATAAGCGCAGCCGCCTCCTCAGGGATTTCCTTGAGGCGCGCTTCGGCGAGCTCAAGCGACTGCTCGATCAAAGCGTCGTAGCCGTCCTTGTCGATCTCGCCGGCAGCATACAGGTCTTGCGCTTCCTCGAGGTCGGCTCGCATCTGCTGGCGCGTTTCGGCCACACGCTCCTCGACCAAGGTCAGAGGGGCGCAGGACACCGCCACCAGCGGGAGGCAAACAAGGAGGCTTCTCATCAGTAGCCCTTCTTCGTCTTGGGCTTGCTGGTCTTCGGCTTGGACTTCTTCTTCATGTCAGCGTTTCGCGGAGCGAATGTTGGAGCGGGAAAGGCGGTCCTCGACAGACTTCTGGAAAGCCTTGTCGGTCTTGTAGCGGGGATCCATCAGCGCCTGATGGAACTCACTGGCGCTTTGGAACGGGGGCTCGCTGGTGACGGCGTTGGTCGTAGCCTTCAGGGTTTTGACTTGGCTGCCACCAGCCTGGGCCACGAGCCCACGAATGATCGTGGTCTGCCCCGCAACGGAGGCGCCGGCAAGGTCGCGGTTAATTTGAGCGATCTCCTCGGCACCCAAGTTGTGCTGGGCCCACTCGAGCGCACCCTGCACGGTGTCCTTGCCACCCAGTGCGTCGTACACCTGCGCTTGCTGCTGGGCGCGGAGCGCCATCTGGCCGGCGTAGAACTGGTCAACCATCCCCCTGTCGACAAAGCCCGCCGAGGCAAGCGTGGCGTAGTCCTCATCGGTGATTTGGCCGCCAGACTTGAGGATGCGCTCGCTGACCTCCTGTAGCGCCGCTTGGTCGACGGCAGGCGCCTCAGGCTCAGGCGCAGGCTCAGGAATCTGGAGCTCGACCGGGGATTCTTCAGTCGGTGCGGGCTCGGGGATCGCCGGCGTTTCCGGCTGCTCGACAGCCTCGACGGGCTGCTCAGGTGTTTCGTTCTCCATCACTGTGCTTGTTGCTGGATCGAAGCATCAATGGCGGGGCCGACAGCCTGCTGGGCCATCATCGCGCGCATCTGCTCCTCTTGCTGCTGCGCGAGCTCCTCCTCCGTGAGGACGTACCGAGCCGCGTCGAGATTGTACCCAGTGGCAAGGTCGGTAGCGACGTTCCGCACGTTGATGATCTCGCTGACTCGGTCAGGACCGACAATCTGCATCATCGTGCCGAACATCTGCGCGATCCTCCCGACCATGTGGTTACGGGAGATGGCGTCGAGGCCCGTGGCAATGGCCGGCTCGACCTCTTTCGGCAGCGTGATCTCGCGCTCGCGCTTCATCTTGCGGAACAGGTAGAAGACGATCGGTGCCTGCACCGTGTCCGCCAGGGAGGTGTACACACCGCCCAGCGCGTCTTCGAGTTCCTGCGCCATGATGCGGATCTCCTCCGCGGTCACGCGCTCCCCGCTTCGCTGGATGCTGGAGTTCAGCAGGAACGAGCCCTGGAGCTCGGCGACAATACGGTCCCGCTGCGCCATGGCAAAGTTCATGTCGTACCCCTTGTCGGTACGGATGACGCCAACGTCCGCAGGGTCTCCGGCCACGATACCGAGGTTCGGGGTCTTCGCCAGCACCTGCGGCTTCATGATCGAGTTCGGTCTGACAGCCCAAATGGTCTTTGCCATGGACAGCGCCGACTCGGTGATGCTTCGCGAGAGGCGCTCCAGCGACAGCAGGTGTCCGTCGTAGTCCTCGACGTAGGAACGACCGTACGAGCACTGCGGCTCCGCGGCAAAGCGCAGGGGGATGAGCGGCAGATCCTCAGGCTTGAGCGTCACGGGGTCCGAGACCGGAAGACCCTCGACCTCTTCGCGGAACTCAAAGTCTCCGTTCTCCGTGCGGATCGCTCCCGTGAACACCGAGAAGGACTCGAGCATGCGCTGGCTGCCCGTCTTGTCCCGCTGGATCTTGTCGATGGCAGCGACCGCCTCTTCGCCAAGCTGCATCAGGGCACCCTCACGGCTCAGACCCTGCTTGAGAATGACCGCTTGCAGCGTGCCGTCGTCGTCTCGAGCGACCGCGTAGTTGTGCAGGGAGTACGCAGCAGGCAGCCCGCCAGGGCGGTCGTAGATCAGGGCGTTGCCCGTCACCACAAGGAGGCGCATAGCCTCGGCGATAGCAGGACGCCAGCCGCTCTTGTCGAACTTGGACAGCGCCTGCTTCTCAATCCGGTTGAGCTCTTGGTCCAGGGCCGCAACACCCTCCAGCCCTTCAGACTGCTCCAGCCGCGCCCGATCCTGCTCAGTCACAACGAGGCGCATGAACGGCATCGTCGGCGGGAACAGGGTCAGCATCAGCTTGGACGTCAGCATGTTGACGCCCTTTGCCCCGATGCTTTGGAAGTTCTGCGGCAGCCTGTGGCGGCTGACACCCTCCCGCGGGAAGACGGTGGGGATGGTCAGCACCGCGTTCCGCACCCCGCGCTCCACCCACTCCGTGCGGTCAGTCTCCAGTTGGTGATAGAGATTGGTCAGGAGTTCCATGTGTCAGGAGGGGATGAAGAAGTTGGGCGGGAACCGGAGCGAGTACTGACGCAGCGTGTTCGGGTCGAGTCGCTCTCGGCGGACAACCTCCTCCGGCGCC